TGTACAATCTCGTATGCTCTAGCATACCGGTTAGGAGCAGATTCTATCGTTTGTGCTAACCAAGGTTTTCGTTTAATAATTCCTTCAAGATGTGTGTTGATTAGTTCCACTGCTTCCGGTTTGGAATCGACAAATGCCTCTTCCAGAACTTCTCGCTTCTGAGTGAAAGTGACTTTCTTAAGTCGCTCCTTCATCTCAGCCTTGGTGATGAACTCATCTTCATCATCATCCGACTCATCCTCGACCCTCTCTTGGGGTTTGGATTTCGTCATTAATTCCTGTAAGGCACGGTTGTGTGCCTCTAATTCTTGACGCTTTCGGCGTTCAGCCTCTAGCGCTTCCAATGGAACAGTCCGTTGAGGTTCCGAACGAACCTGCGAATCTTGATCCTCAGAAGCGTCAACCTCTTGTTCCTCGGAGACAGGAACTTGTTGCTCGTCTAATTTTTCTTCTGTCATTTCTCACCCGTATTTCGCCCGTAAAGCGGCGGCCTTGTGTCTAGTGGCGACCTAGACTATTACGCCCTTTTTCGCCCGTTTTGCCGGCGTCACATGGATCGTCTTATTCAGCGTAGGAAGCCTCATGCTTCCATCAGGATGTGTGACCCATAGAAGAGTCTTAACCCCGCGCCTATTATCGACCTCGTACAGGAAGGCATTCTTCACGACTGGCGGCTTCGAATCTGAAGCCTGAAGGAAGGTTCGTCCTACTGCACCTCCAAGTTCCTCTGGGAACTTGACTTTCCCTAAGATCCAGTAAACATCCTTTGACGCGTTGGCACTTAAGATCTTCTCCATCTCGGAGTTGTAGTGATCTGTAAGCCCTTTGCGTGCATCGTTGTGTGCTTTAATCTGGTCTTCTTTAGGGAGAATTAGCATCCGGTTTGACCCCTCAGTTTCTCGTTCATGGCTTGAGAGTTTTTAAGTCCCATTACCTTGCTTCGATCTGAGTTGTAGCCATCACCCATAGATCCATCTAAAGATGAACCCTTGCGCGGTACAGGCCTAGGGTTCGATTTGCTTGAGTATTCGCCTTTAGCGGCTACCCCTGCGGAACCTTTTGGAGGCGTGTACCCATTACTATAGCCAGTCATATTGGCCATTTTCTGCTTAGCCATTCGGCTTTCCTCCTGTTAATGATTGCCCCATTTTTTGATCTTTCTGGAGCGTTTCTGTAATTCGATCGTCTTCAGCGACCGTAGTCTCATGCGCGAAGCGCATTACCTCTAGGAAGTGATTGCGATCGAGATCCTCGATTTCTGCGAAAGTCTTCGCGTTGTCGAGTAAGGCCTTAGCCTTATTCTGTTCGGCTTCGCTAATGCGCTCACGGGCAAGACCGATGTCGGCCACCACACGTGCTCTGCGCTCTTGAGCAAGAGCCAAGTTATTGTCGATTTGAGATAGTTCAAGCTGAGCCTGACGGTTCGCTGTTTCCATCTCGACTTCTGCTGCTTGTTGTTGTGCTTGTGCAATCTCAGCCATCTTCTGTCTAAGACGAATCTTGCCTTGAAGAGGTGCGGCATCCACGATCTCGTCGTCAGGGATCGCAATTCCAATCTCTCTAAGCTGCAAGAGTTGATAGTAGTAGGCAGCTTTCTGAGTTTGTGTGAGGATGGCTTGTTTGATTACAGAATCGTATTGACCGAACTCCCCCGAAAAGAATTCCGGCGTTGGATCACGCTTGGTTATACGCCATACCTTTCCGGGAGTGAAATTGATCTGGATAGCTTTTAAGACGATTTGCCCTAGCCATTTTAATGACTGTTCTAGGTTGTCGTAGAGTCCGCGATTACCTTTAAGGCCATTCGATGCACGAACTTCGGCAAGACGCCCGGAAACTTGTGAGTCCCCAGTCGAGGATATACCCAGCAATTCTTCAGAACCTCCGGGAATTTCCATGATGTTTTTGTCGATAATGTCTTGGTATTGTAAGTACCCTGGAGGTACTTGAGGAGCATTGATTTCACGAATATCTGCGTTGACGTCGAATCCATCATTAAGTACTACGTTCCTTGATTGACCTGATTGTAAAAGCATTGTAGGGTCTACCACAGCACCATTCTTAGAGATCCACCCGGTATTAATTACCGATTCCATTAGATCTATTATCTGGCTATGGCGACGGTTGTACTGTCGTTGCGCGTCCCTAATAGAGCGCACAATACCCTGTATCTTAAGCTCATACGTATCAATTAGAGGTTCGAAATATGCAATTATTGGTATAAATGGAAAGCAATCCAGACCGGTAGGATCAGGACCACTATACAGAAGACGCCCACCAACGATGATGTTGAGTTCGACAGTTCGCTTGTATGAATTGATGATCTGAACACTTTCATTTTGTCTGATCGCTTCGCGGATTTTTTCTTCTTCTTCTGGTGTCCCATTCCACTCCTGTGTTACTCCTGTCTCTAGGTCTACTAGGTACTTCTGAGGCTTGTTTACTCTCACCCAGTATTGATCGTAGGTAAGAAGGTTTTTAGCTATGTAAGTTGAATTGTATTGACGGTATATGCCTAGATATTGATATTTATTATCACGGATACCTGTCGGAATATTATCTATGATCGAAGGATCTACCCAAGGCAACATGCACTTGACTTGTTCGCGGCTTAGGAGATCTCTTGTAGACGCCTGATCGCAATCGCTGAGGTCACGCTTAGTGAAGTAGGGATCAAGCATAAGCGCGTTAAACGGCTTCCAGTAAAACTTGATATCACCGTTAACTTTGTCTTTAGAGTAGTCCACATAGATTCCGACAATAGCCAATCCAGTCTTGAGACTGTGCTCAAACGCTTCGGAAATAACATGATGTGCATCGCCCTTGTCATAGACATACAACATGATGTCGCTGAAAATATCAGCTGTGTCTTCATCAGAATCTTCGATTGGAGCACATACTGTGCTGAGACGGTTTTCTCTTTCATATCCAGAATAAAGGTTTACGACGCGTCGAATTTTGTTAAGCTCAAGCACCATGCGCTTTTGTTGTTCAAGCGAGGTCTTTTCTACTTGAGTCCAGTTGTCACCGGCATAGCTTCTAAGATCACGATAGGCGCAAGCATAGTAAACTCCCCATGTACGGTAAGCGTCATAGAAGAATTGATTAAACTTGGATACTCTATCGTTGGGCTGCGGCGTGTACGTCATATTCCACTGGATTGGAGTTTGGATAATCGACTGGATTTCCTATGGAAATCCTGTTGACTCTCTATACCCCTATTATCTGGAAATCCAGTTTAAATGTCGAACTCACCACACCACATGTTTTCTTCTACAACCGGGAATCCGCACTCTTCCGCCGGAACGGGTTTCGGAGGAAATCTCCTACACTCTCCATAGTCAGATACCAACTGATCATCAGGTTCATCCGTATCGAACTCATATATGTACGGACAGAAGTGCCTACAGTATTTGCAAGCTTTTGGAATTCTTGGTTGGGCTTGAAACCCTTCAGGATATTCATCAAATGTTGTTCCCATGTGTTCCTATACTAAGTTTTTTCTCAAAGCTCTCCACTCCTCAGCGGTTAAGCCTCGACCTATTTGCATACGATCAATTGCTTGAGTTCCATAGATCAAAGCCTTAGCACCGTGGGATGCCCAGTCATGCAAGCTTTTCTCTCTGTAGCACCCTAGCTTTTCGTTCCATTCCTTTTTGAATGCGTCGATCGCTTTGAGGCCTTTATCGCATTTCGATTGGTCAAACCAGAATCTAGGGAAAGCGTTTCGCACTGCTTCGATGCCGTACATCTCGTTATGATCTAGCGGTACTATCTCGACCTTAAGGCCTAGGTTTCTCGCAATATCGGCGTACGACTTTCCTGATCCTTTTTCCCTTGCGCCTGCGTCATGAGGCATAAAATGCTTTTCAAAAGTATAGGGTAGTTTTTTTATCCAGTTAACGTAGTGAGGAAGCGACTCATCGCTGTTCTCGTAATAATTCAAAAAATGTATCTCTTTACCGATGAGCTGCCACACCCAAATTGCGGTACTGTCCCCAATCCCGATATCCCAGCTTGAATATGTCAGGCAATGATCGTCGTAAGGTAGATTACATATACGTCTTTCGGCTCTAGCCTTAGACATTTGTTGACCCCAATAAAGGCCTTCATTAGCACTTAAGAACGACTCTTCCGGGGTTGTAGGGTATTCTCTAGTCATCCATTCACCTTGTGTTTCTGCCTTCTTTACGTACCAAGCTTTTTGCTCGGGCGTGAAGACGTGATTTATTTCGCTTTGGACTTTCTCGAAATACTCTTCCTGTTCTTTTGTAAGGACGATTCCCTTGGGATCCAGTGTATATTCAGGATGTTTCCACCAACTAAAAAACCAGAACTTCCAATCGAGTTTTCCGAGTTCACCACCTGCTTCGTGTTGCTCCATCGCCTTTTTGCACATAGTGTAGAATGCACCTCCCCTACCTCTTGCAGTGGACTCAATGCAACAGAATTGACCCGCTTGGATCGTGTTAAGCGCGCCTGATATAATTTCATTAGCTTTACGCGGATTCTCCACACATATTTTTGCAAATTCGGTAACATGCAAAAGTTGTAATGTTCCTGAGCGCAAGCTTGTGCCCACCCGAAACACTGATCCATTCTCAAATCGCAATTCATTAACGTTGTCCCTTTTTGCAGGCGCCATTTGTTTAAGCCATTCAGGTAGACAGTCATACGCAAACTTCACCTTATCAATAAATATTTCCTTGGCATTAGGTTTGGTGTCTGCTATGATCGCGGCGTTAACATTGTGGTTAAAGAGGCAAGTATCAAGGAACAGCAGGGCATGAAAAGTTGTCACACCTAGCTGTCGAGCCTTCAAGATGATGTTGAGATAGTGAGGCTTCATTAATTCTAACTGTGCCCAGTTAGGTTGAAACAACACTTTGTTGCCGGATTTGTCCTTAATATAATAAAGATTAGACATG